TAATAAGTATTTAAAAGGTAAGAAGTGTAGGTGTACCAAGGATTATACTTTTAGAGATTCTCCGTATACTCCAAAGTGTCTTAGTGAAACCATACCTGCGAATACGGAATTTACTATTCATACACTTTTTTCCCATTTAAAGCCTATGCCTATTAATCAAGTAGTTAAGATAAATTATGTTGCTTTACGTCCAGATACTTGGCAACCACGTTTTAAAATTACAACGATTGGTGGGACAGTGAACATTGTTTGGGAAGCTTTCGTAAAACATTTTGAACTTGTAAAGTAGGTGATTATATGGGTATGGATTATAAATATAGTGGTAGTGCGAGTTATGGTCGTTTTGATAAAGAGTTGTGTGCAGTTGCAGAGATATTTGGTGCGGTTAAGACAGATAATCTTAAAACAAGGGAAACTGATGTAGCTAGATTTAATTCAAAGCATAATATGTTTTACAATGTCTTTGGTACATATAGCATTTTAAAAGCAGATGAACTTAAATTTTTATTTCCGAAAGATACTAATAAAACATTGGTAAAGTGGTTTCAGAATGTTTATGGCAAATTTACGGTTGAAGAAACAAAGGAAATATTTGAGCAAATGCGTAAGCATCCTGATATTGAGATAATATCACAACAAATATGGAATGAATTATTGTTTTGTAGTAAGAATAATCTACCTTGGCACATTCTTCGTTAGAGTGTTTACTACAATGTTTCAGCAATTAGCAGCCATGCTGTTGACATAGATTTTATTCTTAATTCCGCTCTGAAAAGAGCGTTAAAATACACATTTTATCATAGAAAAAAACAAAGGAGTTGTAAAACAATGAAAGGCTATAAAGTTTTTAATCCCGATTGGACGTGTAGGGGCTTCCAATATTCAGTGGGAGAAACATTTGAAGAAGATGTAACACCCTCATGCTGTGAAAAAGGCTTCCATTTTTGTACAAAACTAAAAGATTGCTTTAATTACTATCCATTTGACCCTCACAATAAAGTTGCTGAAATTGAAGCTGTGGGTGAGATTGATGTAGAAGTAATTGATGCAGAAGTAGACGGAAGTCTGCACTGCACTAACAAAATCAAAATTATTCGTGAAATCTCATGGGAAGAAGTTTTGAGAATGATTAATACAGGAAAAGCCAACACAGGGTTTGGTAATACTGGCTGTTATAATAGTGGTGACTATAATACGGGTAATTATAACAGCGGTAATCGTAATACAGGTCATCACAACACCGGAAATTACAACACCGGAAATTACAACAGCGGTAACTACAACGATGGTAGTTATAACTGCGGTAGTTATAACAGCGGTCAATTTAACTGTGGTAGATGTAACATTGGAAATTATAACAGTGGAGATTTTAATAAAATTAACTTTTCAAATGGTTGCTTTAATACCAAAGAATCAAAAATTTTAATGTTCAATAAGCCTTCTGATTGGAGTATTGAAGATTGGCGTTATTCAGAAGCAAAAAGACTACTAGATAACATCATGTACAATGCTCTTCAATGGGTTTACTCTGATAAGATGACCGAAGAAGAAAAGGAACAGCATCCTAAGTATAAAACAACAGGTGGTTATCTGAAAGAACTTGACAAATCTAAATGTGGTCAACTTTGGTGGGATAATCTTTTAGATTACAATAAGAATGTTATTAAATCCCTTCCAAATTTTGATGCAGAAATCTTCAAAGAAATTACAGGGATTGATATAAATAAAGGAGTTTAATGAGCATGAACAAAAGAAAATTTAAAATCGGAGAACTTTATCGAGTTGGTTTAGATAGTTTCGGTGATAGAATGACCGAAACTGGAAACATAATAAGGATTAAAGCAATAGAGTATATATACAATAACAAAATGGTTAGGTATCAAACAGTTAAGCCAAATGGTGGCGATAGTATGTTTTATATTTATAGCAGTTTTGCTAACTGTTTAAAGAAAATATCGTCCGATATTGACCGTGAAATTCAGATTACTTTCCACGATAAGACAACGGTTGCGAAAATGAAAGAATACGGCAAGGTAGTAAGAGTTGGCACTTCAAAATGTTGTTATGATGATACATATAGTGCATATATTGGTGCTTTGCTTGCCTTGGCTAGAATATATTTTCCTAACGCTAGTTGTGATAATAAAGAGATACGTTTTTTTGATACTAAAATAAACCCTAAAGAAAAATCTGAGTACAGATGTGATAAGCAGTTCTCGCACTCTGATATAAATAAAGCAATATACAATTTAATTAGTAGATATGATATTGCTGATACATGGGTAGCAGAGTCACTGAATAATTTCGGAATTGCGTTACATGAAGAACTTGACAACATGAACACAAAGTAGTATCAACGATAAGAAAGAAGGCATGATAAGATGGTGTGATTTTGAGTTCACAAAATGATAATTTGATTTGACAACAAAATCTGATAAATACATAAAAGGAGATAAAAATATGGCTGAAAAGAAAAATAATAAGGGTCTTGGACTTCAGGAAACAAAGGGCAGTTTTCAGATCAGAGGTAAGCTGACAGGCTGTGATAAAGACAAGTTCTATACAGAGCTGACAACCTCTACAGGCAAACCAATGAGAATGGTTAATGTAGGAGTTGAAATTGACAAGAATAAGTCTGTATATATAAATCTCAATGGTATGGAAAGAGATGTAGTATATTTCTCTAAGACCGAAGGCAAAGGTAAGGATAGAAAGACAACAACAGAAAAGGTAAAGTGGGCTGACAGATTTACATTTAACAAAAAGGACTTTAGACCTATTGGAATTAATCTCGGCTTAACAAAGGTGACTGACTCAACAGGCAAGGAAGTAAACGACAAGAAGATACTTATTGAATATGATGCTTGTAAGTACATAGCAGACAACGCAAAGGACGGTATGTCCGTATTTGTCAGAGGAAAGAATGAGTTTTCCACCTATCAGGATAGACACCAGACAAGATTTGTTCCGTCACAAATGTCGCTTTGTAAGGACGTAGATTTTGACTCAGAGGAATTTAATGTAATTGGCAATTTTGAACAGGTCATTGTATTCATGGGCATTGAAAAGAATGACGATGGTAACTTCACTGTATCTGCAAAGATTGTAACTTACAATTCTATAGAAGATGCAGAGTTCATTATTGATAAGTCAAAGTCAAAGTTTGCAAGCACTCTAAGAAAACTCAAGCCATATACAGCTCTCAAGGTCTTTGGCGATATCATGATAGAACATGATATTGAAGAAATTGAGGAAGATGATGATGACGGTTGGGGCGAAAGCAACCCTATGGATAGAGTAAACAATCCAACAAAGAGAATACTTCTGATTACCGGAGCTGATAAGGATAGCGTAGATACAGAGCTATATTCGGAGGAGATAATTGATAAGGCTATTGCAAAGACAAAGGCTACCGAAAACGCAAATAAGGACTTTGGCTCTGATGATAATGATTGGGGTTCTGTTTCAGATAATGATCTGACAGACGAGGACGATGAGTGGTAAATTGTTACTACTCATCATTATTAACAACAAACGATAAAATAAAAGGAGATAAAAAAATATGGCTAGAGCAAGAAAAGCAACACAGACACAGAGCAAGCTTCAGATGATACTTTTTGGAGAAGAAGGTACAGGTAAGTCAACACTTGCCTTGCAGCTTGCTTATTTTAAAAGACCTGACGGCAAGCCATTTAGAGTGCTTTACATAGATAATGAGAACGGCTCTATCGATGATTTTATCGGTGGGCTTGAAGCTGACGGTATTAACACTGAAAACATTTACATAGTATATACACAATCTCTTGGTGAAACAAGAGAGTATATAAACAAGGTTAAGAACAAGGAAGATTTTCATGTTCTCGATGACGAGGGTAACGAAACAGACGAGATTGTACTTGACGGAGACGGTGAGCCATTCAGAGCTGACGGCATTGTAGTTGATGGTACAACTATTCTTAACCTAACAACTAAGCAGGCACTTGTGGAGTTCTCCAAGAAGAGAAACACTGTTAAGGCAAAGAAAAAGGAACTAACTGGCATTGAAAAAACTGTAACGATCGAGGGTGCAGGACTTGAACTCAAAGATTATCAGACAGTTAATTTTAAGGGACAGGATTTGATACTTGATCTCATGTCCTGCGGAGCGCACTTTATTGTGACCGCCAGAGAAACGGACGAAAAGGTTTCCGTAAAGGGTGACGATGGTAAAATTACCAGCGTTGCAACAGGCAGAAAAATTCCTGACGGCTTTAAGCAGATGAACTACAACGTTAAAACTGTTGTAAGAATGTACATTAACGAGGATAACAATTTCTGTTCGTACATCAGCAAGGACAGGACAGGTGTACACGATAAGGAAACAGTTGAAGATTTGTCACTTGTTGATTGGCAGGTAATTATTGACAGAACAAAGGACAAAAAAGAGTTTTCTGTTAAGAATGATCTCACAAAGGCTGTCGATATTGAGCAGGATATTTATACAAAGGAAGTTATGGGTAAGGTTGGAGAACCAGTTGATAGTATTGAAACAAATGAAAACTCTGCCGAAAATCAGACCACAGAACTTCTTGACAAGATTTCAGCCGTTATGAAAAGTCTTAATCCTGTCGGTAAGACAAGGGCAAAGGAGGCTCTTTCTGCCGAAAGTCTGCCTGTTAAGTCAACAGAAATGAAGAAGATTACAGATATTAAGACTCTTGAAAGGGTTCTTGAAGTTATTTCTAAGATTTAATTTTTATAAATGAAGCGGTGAGGGTTATTCCCTCACTTGCCTTTATTTAGTTATTTTGATTAAGGTGGTGAAATACTTGGCAAAAAGAAGAACAAAAGAACAGATAGAGAAAGACAAGCAGGACAAAAAAACAAGAATACAATTTACAGATTGGCTATATAAACAATATGATATTTCATTCTTGCCAAAATATTTTTTTATAAATCTTGATAAGGTGTACAAAGGCACTTATAAGAATTTGAATAAACCTGTTCCTGTCGAAGACTTATGGAATATGTGGCGAAAGAAAATGTCATTTCTTCGTAAGGTACATGAGTTTAATGCTCGTAAAGGTAAAAAAATTGAAGGTGCAGCGTTAATTACATATGATCTTGCTATTATCCTATCTAAATATGATGGTTATTTGAAATGGAAAGAAGAACAGGCATTGGCTAAAACAGGTACAAGCGAAGAACAAGTTAATATAGATTATGAAAAAATGGCAATATCAAAGTCTCCCAAAGAACGTGATAAAAATAATGACAGCCTTGATATTGACAGCATCATTGATGAAATTTAGGTAGGTGGCAAACATGGATATTATAACAAACGTTCCTACCGAAGTTCTATTTGTGGGTTGTATTTACAAACAGCCTGATTTGCTGGTAAATTACGGACAATATATCCGCAGCAAATACGATTTTTCAGATGAAGTCACTCGTTTTTTTTACGATTCAGCTGAAATAATTTACAAAACAAGAACACAAACCTTCAATAAAACTACTATTTTAACTTATTTTTCAGAAGAGCCTGAAAGACTTTCTTTGTACAAAAAATATGGTGGTTGGAAAACTCTTGACAGTTGGATGAAAATTGCTATAACTGATGATATTGGTAAGTATCAGGAAATCATTAAAAAGTATTCTTTGTTGAGAGAATATCAAAGGAATGGCTTTGATATTACAAAAATTGTACAACATAAAAAGTTTGAACAATTTACGGCTTCAGACATCTATAGATTAATTAGAGGTAAAGCAGATAGAATACATACGGTGATTTTGACAAATCAAGAAGCCGAAATTCTGAATAGTCATATTAAGCAATCGCTTATTGCGTGTATGGAGAAGCCTGATTTGGGTGTGTCACTTCCCTTTCCTATTCTAAATGACATATTTAGAGGTTGCAAACTAGGCTCGACAATGGCTATTGGTATGCTTTCTAATGCAGGGAAATCACGATTTATGACAAAAATAATTGCCTATTTAACGCTTGTAAAGCATGAAAGAGTCTTTGTTATGCTTAATGAAATGGGTGTGGACGATCTCAGAAAGTGTTTAATTACAACGTGTATAAACAATACTGAATTTCAAAAGTTGCATGGTATAAAGTTGAAAAAGCCTGAAAAGGAATTAACACTTGGTTTGTACAAGGATAAATCAGGTAAATACATATATCAGAAAACAGACGATTGGGGAGAGCCAACAGAAACTTTGCAAGAGTACATTCAAAGGGTCGCTGAAAATTCAGAGGAATATGTAAAAATAATGAAAATTGCTGAATGGATTGAAACAGAAACTAATGAACTTATTCTCGTTAAAGATATGGCTGGCGGTTATGATGACAAAACGCTTGAATTTGAAATAAGAAAAGCTAATCTAACTCATGGTGCGAAATACTTCTTTTACGATACCTGCAAGCAAGACACACAAGCCACAGGAGATTGGGCAGCTTTAAAAGCAACAGTAACAAAACTCACTGATTTAGCAAAGCAACTAAATATGTTTGGTTATCTCTCAATTCAGCTTACAGACGATACGGAGTTTTGTAAGCCTGACGAACTAAACTCAAATAATATTGCTAATGCAAAACAGCTAAAGCATATTATTTGGACGATGACACTGTTTAAAGAAATTTCTGTTGGTGACTTTCATAAATATCGCTATGTTCAGCATGATGCCGAATGGGGCAAAGATGTTGAATGCGAACTTAAAGTTGGCAAGAGGTATTATGTGGGCAATGTAGACAAAAATAGATTTGGTTGTAAAAAGAAAGTTGTATTTGAAGTTGACTTGGATCTAAACACTTGGTATGAAGTCGGAGAACTAAGAAGAAAGTGAGGATAAAATGGATATTTCTGTCCTCAAAGAAAAGATACTAGAGAACAATTATGTTCCTGTCATACTTGACGAAATAGGTTGTCATCATATTTCCTGTAAAGCAGGTTATGTTCAGTGTGGCAATCCTGATGGCGATAATCAAGGGGCGATCACTGTTTATCTCAATGAAGGTCTTTTAACAGTTGACTACACACGAGAAATACATAGTAGTTCGGGTTTAGATACAATAGATATTTTTGACCTTGTGCAATTTTTTTGCAGTTGTACGTTTTACGAAGTCGTTCGTAAAGTTTGTAATTGGTGTGGTATTAACTATTATAAAGATGAATATAACGATTTGCCTGAAAGTCTAAAATTCACGAAATTTATTTCTGAAATGGCAGATGATGAGTCTAATTACGAAGAAATGCAACCTTTAAAGCCGATTAAGGAAAATGTTCTATCATACTACTTCCCTGCCGTTAATGATTGTTTTTTGAAAGATAATATCTCATATGATACTCAAATGCTGTTTGAAATAGGTTATGACGATGTTTCCAATCGAATTACAATTCCTGTAAGAGATGAAATGGGAACATTAGTCGGTGTTAAGGGCAGGCTATTTTTAAAGCAAGAAGAAATGACAGAAGAAGAGCAAAGAGTTAAGTATATATATTTGGAGCGTTGTAACAGAGCTAGACTATTATATGGACTTTATTTATCCGAAAAATATATAGCTCGGACAGGCTACGTTTATGTGGTTGAAGCTGAAAAAGGTGTTATGCAACTTTGGAACATGGGAATAAAAAATTGCGTAGCAACTTGTGGCAAGAAAATAAGCCAATATCAAATAAATATGCTGACAAGGCTGAGTTCTCATATTATATTTTGCTTTGATAAAGACGTAACCATAGACGAGTTAAACGATATAGCTGACAAATTTCTGGATTGTATTCAAATCAGTGTTATTGTTGATACTGAAAATTTACTGGAAGAAAAAGAAAGTCCAACAGATAATCCTGATAAGTTTAAACAGTTGATTGCCAAATGTACGCAAGTTATAAAGAATGGGAAGTGAAACAACAAAACATGAATTATAAAATAATAGGCAATAATGATTATTGCCATATTCCAATATCTATTTTTACTAATAGAGGAATAACTAATGTTAATGAATACACTCATTTAACCGATGACGTATTAATTCCTTATGATAATCTTGATAATATTAATGAAGCGGTTCAAATGTTAGGTAAACACATTAAAAGCAATAGTAAAATGGCGATTATTGTTGATTGCGATGTTGACGGTCAGTGCAGTGCTGCCATGATGTATTCTTATTTGAAAAGGCTTAACAAAGAAATTGATATTACATATCTGATACATTCTGGAAAGCAACATGGCATTTCTTCTGAGATAGAAATGCCTGAAAGCACAAGCTTGTTGATTATTCCCGATGCAGGAAGTAATGATACTGAACAATGCAAGCAGTTGACAGAACAAGGTGTTGATGTACTTGTTCTCGATCACCATGATGTTGAAAGAACAAACCCATATGCGGTTATAGTGAACAATCAGTGTAGTTCAGAATACTCTAATAAAGAATTATGCGGTGCAGGAATTGTATATAAATTTCTACAAGCACTCGATGATTGCTACTGGAATAATTATGCCGATGACTACCTTGACCTTGTGGCATTGGCTAATATTTCTGACATTATGGACTTACGTTCTTTTGAAACAAAAAGGCTTATTGACAAGGGTCTTTATAACGTCACAAATAAATGTTTTGAAGAATTTATTAATGCTCAAAATTATTCCATGAAAGGCAAGGTTAATCCTCATACTATTGCATTTTGTATTACTTCCCTGATAAACGCAATGTGTAGAGTTGGTGACATGGAAGAAAAGGACTTACTTTTCAGAGCGTTTATTGAACAGGACGAAGAATTTGAATATAAAAAACGTGGCGAAAGTGAAACTACAAAAGAAAATATTTATCAAAGAGTTGTAAGACTCTGTAAAAACGCTAAATCAAGACAGGATAATCAAGTGAAAAAGTTACTTCCTGCGTTAAGGAAAAGCGTAGCTAATGACGAAAATACAGTTTTATTCTTAAAAGGTAACAATATCCCAAGTGTATTTTCTGGATTGATAGCCATGAAAATGGCTAGTTATGCGAAAAAACCTTGTTTGATACTCCGCAAAGATGAAGAAAATAATGTATATAGAGGGTCTGCTAGAAACTTTGATAATAGCTATGTGCCAGATTTAAAGGCTGAGTTACTAAAAACAGGTCTGTTTAATTGGTGTCAGGGTCACGCAAATGCTTTCGGTTTTGAGATAAAAGCTGAGAACGTGGCTGAAGCAATTAAAGTTTTAAATAAGAATATTGATTCAGACAATCCTTTGCCAATAGATTTTTGTTTCGATTATGACGAATTTAATATTGGAATGATTTCCGATGTTACATCATTGGAGAATTGTTACGGTACAGGAATCAAAGAGCCTTTATTTGTCATTAATAATATAGTTTTGGAGCATAGCCAAGGCGTTATCATGGGTAAAAATGAAGATACATGGAAGTTTATTACTGACGATAATATCGCAATTATCAAGTTCTGTAATCCTAGTAACGATAAAGTATTAGACTTTTTGAATGGATATGATGATGAAATGTGCATTAATGCACTCTGCCAGCTCAATGTATCTGAGTATAAGGGTGTAATTACCCCTCAGATAGTTATTTTAAAATACAAGGAGGCTGAAAATGTATAGTTCTTTGCATGACCATACAATGTACTCGTTACTGGACGGCTATGGTACACCAAAAGAAATGCTAGAGCAATGTCGAAAAGTCGGCATTAAAGCATATGCAGTTACGGAACATGGCAACCAATATTCATGGATATATTTCGATCAACTATCTAAAGAATATCCTGATATTAAGCTGATATATGGCGTAGAGCTGTATGAGTGCTTCGATACTGCCATAAAAGATAAAAACAATAAGTATTTCCATCTTATCGCTCTCGCAAAAAATGAGAACGGCAGAAAGGCTTTAAATAAAATTATCACTAAGTCAAATCTTGAAAATTTTTATTTTAAGCCTAGAGTACAGATTTCAGATATTGCTCCGTATGCAGAAGATTTAATTATTTGTTCTGCTTGTTTGGCTTCAAAATTAGCTAAAGAAAGTGATTTTAATATTTGTGTTAAGTATATCGAAGAATACAAATCGGCATTTCCTAATTTCTATTTGGAAATGCAATCTCACAAATCAGAGGAGCAGGCTAATTACAATAAAAAGATTTTGAAACTATCTGAGGTAACAAACACTCCATACATAATTACTACAGATAGCCATGCAGCCACAAAGGAAGATTTATATTATCAGGGTAGGCACGTTCAGATAGCTCACGACACTGAAACAATGTCTGAAAGCTACGAAGGTTGTTATCTGCAAAGTGAAGAAGAAATTCATACAACCATGGATAAACAAATTGGGGTAAATAATGTTACAAAAGGTTTAAATCAGACTGATATTTTGGCTGATATGATAGAAGAAGTACATATGCCTTTTCAAGACCCACAGTTGCCAACATACCCCCTACCAAGTGGATATGACTCTAATAATGAATTTCTTTTACATCTTATTGACGAGGGGTGGAAAACTAGAAATTTTGACAAGCTTTCTAAAGAAGAACAGAAGATAATGAAAGACCGACTAGACTATGAAATGGGAATTATTCATCAAATGAATTTTGACGGTTATTTCATTATTGTATGGGACTTTATAAATTATGCGAAAACTCATGGGGTTAAAATAGGTTCAGGACGTGGCTCTGGAGCAGGAAGTCTTGTATGCTATACAATAGGTATAACTGACCTAAACCCTATTAAATATGGATTGATTTTTGAGCGTAGATAGGTTGCACTCGTTAAATTCCGTTAATTCGGTATCAGCAAACTAAGACTTCTCATTGAGAGCAAACCGATAATGAGACAAGACCATAGACGAATAAGCTGACTAAGAAACCCTAAACCTATAACTAGGTGAGATAAAGGGAATACCGAGCCAAATCTTTTAGTGATAAAAGAAAGTGTGTAACGACTAGGAAATGAGACTTTAGAGCCAATAATTTCCCACGAAGACGGAATAAAAACTTTTGTCTTTATCATTAGAAAAGGAATGATGAAGATAGAACAATTAAAAAGAAAAGAGACTTTACAAAACGAAGAACCCAAATGCCTAAAATGTGGCAGGTGTCTTACATCAAAACAAATTAGTAAAAAAAATAAATTTTGTTGTCATGGCTGTGCTACTTCATATAGACAAATGGCACATGATCCAAATATTTTTGAAATAAAAGATAA